CTTGATGACCTTCCACCTCTATCGCTTTATAGCCTTTAGCTTCGGCTTTTCCGTCACTGTTATGGGCAACACGAACTTGCATATTGAAGCCATGCAGGGCGGTAGAGTCGTTAAACTGCAGCACATTGATTGCTCGAGCAATAGCTGAGAGTCTGCCTTGTGCAATCTGGCTAGCTTTCTCGTTCTGATTCCATAGGTTTAGCTGTTCCCATATTTTCCATCCGGTGAACTGACCATCCATAATGTTGAATTCAAGTGAAAGGTGCTGCCCTTGAGTGCTGCGGTTGTTCTTCACTTCGGAAGCGACAATCTGAGCGATATACCAACCGGCCGGTAATTGATCGACGGTTGGTTCTACTTGGTTTGCATCAAAGTTTCCGATTTGTGCCATGGTTATTTACTCCTGGTTTGATGAAGGTTGTTTAAGAACTGTTCGGGTGCCGTTTTCATTGGGCTCAGAAATAAGCCCGTCCTCTTGCATTGTTTCGATAATCAAAGCAGCACGGTTATAGCTTGCTTTTAGGTGGCGTTGAACAAATGAAATGCTGGCTTTCTGTTCTTGAATAACAAGATCGATGGCTTTTCTATATTCCTCGCTTTCTTTAAGTTCTTGTGTAACGGATCCAACTATTTCGAATTCATCGATTGATTCGACTTCGCCACCAATCCAATCGTGTCCGTCGACGCATTCCCCTAAATGATCTTTGGCAGATTCCCGAATGGAATTTGTGCTGCTATCGAGTTTCGAATCCCATTCTTGGAATTCTTCTTTAGTCATTTGAACCGTCGTCGAATAACGGTCGCGCTTTTCTATTGTGATTTTCACTTTTACGAGTTCTGACATTTTCTACTCCTAGTTGGTTAAGATGATCTGCCGCACATTTCTTGGTGAGAAACGGCAACAGGGGTGATTGAAAATTCAAATCCGTGGCGCTCAAGTAGAGCGTCCATCTGTTGTTCAGCGTCAGGGGCGTTATGGTCGATTTGGTTAATATCATTTGACCAGGCCTGGTACCAGGACCTTGCTTCTCCGATTGTTCCAGCTTGTTCAATAGCGGCTTCGAACATCTTGACTACCATGTCGAATTTAATGCCCCAGTTCTTGTTTAAACGCTCGAGCTCAAGCTCACTGATAACCGCTTTACGTTCTGCTACCTGCATACGCTCAATGGCTTGTTTTTTGGATGGTTGTTTGTCTTGTCGTTTTCCGTTCATATTCGGCTCCTATTTCTTTTCCTTAAACACATAACAACGCACGGTTTTATCGACGATGTTTGAGTTAACGCCTTTGTGGTCCACAAAGGTGTAAGCGTGTGTTTGTTTGATGTGGCGTTTAACCTCTCTAATGTCTGGGCATTTGACGTTACGTTCTTTACAGACTTGTTCAAAATGGTTGAGGTTAATCGCAATCTCACCATCGTTTTTAGAGTGGTTTAGTACTTGTTCGTCGTATAGATCTTTACCAGGCTTAACATTGAGGTATTCATAGATATCCCAAAGTGCTTGTACTTCTGGGTGGTCGATTTGGGTATCTAGTTGGCGTTTGGCAGCGCGTTGCTGCAGCAGTTCCATTGATCCTAATACCAGTTCTGGATTGATTGGTAACAGGTCTTCAGTGAGCAAGGTTTCTAAGATGGCCATTAAGATAGCGTGGTTGTCTTTGATACGATCAATACGGATATTTAGACCGTCTAACGCTTTGTAGTGCTTGGGTGCCTGTTCGATAACCTTGTTGATAATCTTCTGTTCATGGCGTAGCAGGTAAGGTAAAAAGCCGGATAGTTCACTAGCGTCCATTCTGGCTAGGGTTTCGGCATGAAACTTACCACCAGGTAAATGGTGGGTACGGTCTAAGGGCAGGTGCACAAAGCGCGATAGAATGGCTTCACTTCCTTCAATAGCGGTATTTTGTGCAGCCATTAGGCTGGCTCTGAATGGATTGAATACGGTTTCATTACCACCGTTATGCACCCCGCGTTCTTTAAGCGGTTCACCGGTATAGGCGTTTTTTAGGTGTTCCCAGTTGAATTTACGGGCGTTCCTCTGTTCGTCGTTGGCATCGGATTCAATCAATACCACTGGCAGGTTAGCGACTTTGGCAAAGTTACGATCGATAGCACTGAACGAGCTATTAAGAGGGTTAAAGCCTTCGTAATCGGAGCGGCCGAATAGTTTCCAGAGGATTTTAATCAAGGTTGATTTACCTGAGGACGCTTGCCCCTGCAGTTCAAAAAATGGATAACCTTGGAAGTAGCCACGGAGCTGTTCGGCAAACAGTGATCCTACCCACCAGGCCAATACAATTAAGCCACGCTCACCATAAGCCCCCTCGAAGTGCTCCACAAACTGGTTAGGGTTAAATTTAGCGGTGATGTTGAGTCTAATGTCTTGGTTAACCGTTTTAATAGCCGCGTTGCGTAGGTCAAAAAAGCCCTGCTTGTTTAACGGGTAGCGTTTGCCGGCGTGGTAAGCCACTTGATCATAAACATAGATACCTGATTTTTTGTCATAGCCAACAAAGTTAACGGTTTTCACTTCTTTAGCCGGGTTGTGAAACCAGATACGTTCATGCAGGTGTTCAATGTGATTTTTACCACCGGTAAAACGGGCACCAGGGGTGTTGCGTAGTAAGGCTTGGTTAAAGGCACCGGCGTCGGCTAGTGCTGCACCAGGTATGCTGATAGTGCTTTTTGGGGATCCGTTCTCGTAGGCAATCTCAAAGTAGTTTAAACGGGCTTCGTCGTTGTATTGGTCCACTTGCTGGTATTCAAACTTAGGCACACAGTTTGATATCTTTTTCAGCTTGAGTACGCTTTGAACATCTTTAATAAAGCCGTCGTCGGTTAGGTTCTCGAAGATCTCACGCTTTAGAAAATTATCTAAAATCTGGTGGCCGTCTTCGTCGTCTTGATCGCCCACACGTTTAACCAAATCTTTGGTGTCGTATTTAGATTCCCATAGGGCGTTATTAAATTGGAAGATGCGATATTCGGCTCTAGTTTGCATTACATAATATGCGGCCGCTTCTTTGGCAGATCTGGCCACTAAACGTGCTCCTTGCCAAATCGCTTTTTGCATTTGTACTTGTAGGCCGCCATAGCCATGGCGAATAAGTAAGTCGTTCCAATCGAGAGAGGTTTCCGGGAAAGCTGCATAAGCAGCAAAGCCCATTTCTCTGGCGCGTTCTACGTGCTTCTTAGCGTTTTTCCAACCGGCCGCGTTATTGTCTAAGGCAAAAATCAGGATATGGCCACCGTCAAGATTCTTTAACTCGTTCTCGGGGAAGTTGTAACAAGTCATTAAAGAACGTGCCTGGTAGCCGGCTTCGGTTAAGGCAAGGGCATCGAAAATGCCTTCCACCATATAAATTGGGCGCATTGGGTCAAGCGGTTGGCCTGGTGGTGCCCACCAATCGCCCTGATACATGCTGCCGTCTTCTTTACGTTTACCACCAAAATGGGCTTTGGCTTTAAAGAGGTTTTTATTAAAGTCGATTAGGCGTTCCCAATAGCGGGTTTTGTCTTTATCCAAAAAGAAACGCACCGTGGCGGTACCCTGGCTGTTATCAGTATTGACGAACCAGCCTTGTTCAAACCAACCGTTTAGCTTTTCTACGTTTAACCCACGCACATGGTTTAAGTAGGCTTTGGCGGTGGCGTGTGGATCCGCTTCCGTCGCCGGTACCTTTTGGGTAAGGTTCTCGAATAGATCAGGGTATAGATCTCGCACCGATTCATAGTAACCACAGTTGTTTTCACGGCTGCATTTCACCGCTCTAGGCTCGTTGGCGTCGGTAAAAAGTTCTTTTTTCTTACACTCTGGGCAAACGCCACCGCTCATAAACTTACCGGTGGTGCTTTTAAAATTAAAGTCGTTGTTTAAACGTTGAATAACTTGACCGTAATCAATAATTGGGTTGTGTGCGTGGTTCATAGGGCTAAGTCTTAATTTAGGGGTTTCAGTTCGATGTAAGTGTTTTCACCTAATGGGGCGCTTTCTGAAAACGCTTTTATTTGGGTGATCTCTTCATGGTTGGCGAGGTTGTCAAGTAAGAACTTGAGTTCACCCGTGCCGGCCGCATCAATCTGGCCAGCGGTGTTATGGGTAATGCGGTAATGCGGGGGAAAAGCTAAATTAGCGATGGTTTCCTCGGCCATACCAATAAAACAGGCTAATGGGTTGGCGCTTGGCTGGTACTGGTCAACGATTTGGCCATCTACAACGTGGGTAATTTGCTGGATCATTGCTGTACCCCCATTGGTTGGTGGGCTTTAAGTAGATCGATAATCTCGTTATAGACTTCGATCTTGGCACCGAGTTTGGCAATTTGTTTGCTGTGCTGTACGCACTCGGCCATAGAAATGGAGTCTAAATTGATGTTTTTAAGCTGTTTGTTTAGCTTTTGGTGGTTTTCGATTTGCAGCTTTAGGGCTGCGTCTAAAACTTTAGATACGTATTTGTTGCTAGGCATTGCGTAAACCTCATTTGTAATAAACAGAAAAAGGTGTGACAATAAAGTCCACTACACTTGATTTGGTAAACGGAGCCGAACCCATAAACCAGATAGTGAAAAGCGCCAAAGACGATGGAAGCGTTACGGCGTTTTTTACTAAGTGACCAAGTAAGTGGACTGTATTCTCACACCTCTGACTCTGTTTCAAAGGGTCTGCAATCTGTAGAAAAGTCCGCTTAATCAAAATAACAATTTGCCCAGAAAGTGGGTAGTGACGGTATTTTGATATTGTGAAATTAAAAGTTCTCATGGGTTCGGCTCCAATGATTAGAGGTTCCGTTATCGGAACGTCTGATTGCAAATAGTACTGGAAACGGAACCAATATGTCAAAAGAAATTTCAGAAAAAATTAAAGCCGTGCGAAAAGCTGAGGGAATGACGCAGCCAGATTTTGCCGAAAAAGTTGATTATTCATTGAGTACTTTAAAAAAGTATGAGGGCGGCCATAACGAGCCTGGATACGACGCTGTTAAGAAGGTTTGCGAAGCCTTTCCTCAGTACACCATGTATTTAATGTTGGATGAAATGCCGGTGACATCTACGGACGACCAGATCACACCTGAAGAGAAAACGCTGAGGGATTTAAATACCAAGGTGGCAAACGGATAAGGATTTGGCTATACGTCAACTCTAAAGCCATGGCTAAGGATGGTTTTATATTGTCAAATGGTAAGTAATTATATTTATCTAAATAAGTAAATCTACCCTGTTAAAGCAGGGTTTTTGTGTATATGGGGTTTGAATGAAATTTATATATTTGATTACCGGGCTAATTCATTATTTTTTTGCCGTCTTAATGGCGATTGCCACAATAACTGGAATTTTTGCCGAAGAAACTGGCTTTGAATTCGTGTTGTTTACATTAGTTCTGATTGGTTTTTTTATTTGGTCAGGCTATGTTTTTTATGAACTTTATGAAAAAAACTCAGTTGTTAAAAACCGTGCTAACAATGAAGTTGAATACACTGAAAACGATTTAGAAGAGGATATTAAGAGTAATGAAAAGTTAGGTTTTTATGACCAACCAGAAGACGAAATCGCCTATGTAAATGATTCTCCAATCTATCAATTCGATTACTTTGATTCCAAAGGTAATTTTTCACAGCGTCGCATCAAAGTGCAGAGTATTGAACGTAAACATGGTGAATTGTATCTGAATGCATTGGATCTGGAAAAACACGCCAGCCGTACTTTTAAAGTTGCGAATATGGATTCGCTCATGCTCGAAGAAACCGGTGAGATTATCGATGATAACCAAGTTGAATCGCATTTCTCAGGTGTATTTTCGTGAAACAGGTTTTGTTACTCTTACTATTCATTTCATTTCCAATTTCAGCGGCTACCAAAGAATATGGAAACGTCTTCATTGATGAAGTAACCAGTATTTATGATGGTGATACCTTCAGGGTCAATATAAATTCATATCCAAAGGTCATTGGTCACCGTATACCTGTCAGAGTTAATGGCATCGATACGCCTGAATTACGTGGTAAGTGTGAAATAGAAAAACAACGGGCTCGTGCTGCCAAACAGATTACTGTTAAAACGCTTAGATCTGCAAAAATCATTGAACTGAAGAATATTCAACGAGGCAAATACTTTCGCCTAATAGCCGATGTGTATGCGGATGGTAAAAGCCTTGCGGAAGAATTGATAAATAAGAAATTAGCCGTTCGGTATAGCGGTGGTAAAAAAATAAATTGGTGTGAATAAAGGAAAAAACTTAATGACGGTGGAAGCGCAAGTTTTAACGATTGATTCGGAAGATGAAATTTATAACTATCTATCAGATTTTTTAGACGGTTCTAAGCGGTTTGAGCCAGGTATGGAACTGGATTTTGAAGATCTTCCTCCTTTAAGAATTAAGCTTAAAGGGGATAAGTTTCATGGAACGATAACGCCTTCCATTATGAAGGTATTTATTCAATTTCAAAATGCTATTTATAAGTCCTATGCTCAAGCAAGGTATAATTCAGATAACATCAACAAACTTACAAAACAAGAAAAACTAGATTTAGAGATTGTTGTTAAGGTTGAAGAGGGTTGCTCGATTCTTGATATCGATGCACAAGAAATTTTAGAGAAAATGGCGGTTAATATGGCTGATACATTGACTGGTGATCAAGTAATGATAATTACGCTTGGGTTTGGAGCCATGTTTTTTGGTGCTTCTGCACTCAAGCTATATTTGAACAATAGAAAAGAGATCCGTTCTCAAGAGGTAACGTCTGAAGCTGAGTTAAGAAGGTTGGAACAAGTGACCGCTTTGTCAGAACAAGAAACTCGTCGTATGGAAATTCTAGCTCAAGCACAGCAGCGCGAACCTGTTGTTCAACATATTCATCAATATTCATCTGATGTGAAAAATGAAATGATTAAGTCTTTCTCTGGTGCTTCTGAATTTGAAGTTGATGGAATGAGCTTGTCAGGTGAAGCTGTGAGTGAATTAGCTAAACATAAGCGTAATGAGTCTGTTGTTACTAGGGTTGATGGAGTGTATCGAGTTTTATCTGTAGATTCATCAGACCCTCTGATTTTTAAAGTGCGAGTCAGAGATACTGAAAACCATCGTGAATTCATGTCCACAGTCCAGGATGAAACTTTAGAAAGTAGATATAAAACTCTTATTCAGCAAGCGGAATGGAGCCGTAATCCAGTTCGTTTGAATATTAATGCTAAATTGATTGCCGGTGAAGTAAAAGAGGCGGTAATTATTGGTGCAGAAGCATTTACAGAATAGCAAACTTTGCTAAATAGATATAAGGCCGCAAACGCGGCCTTTTTTATTTCACAATCTTAACTAGGGTATTGTGCCGGTCGCGGCAATCTTTGTACTGCAGCAGCAAAGCCTTTTTCCAAAGTAGGTGCTGCGCTTTGCTTTTGGTTGGGTGGGGTACTTGGCCACACTCGACCAATAGCGCTTGATCAATTTGCTGTTTTGGCGCTTCCGTTGACAAGATCGGTAAGGTCTGTGAGGATGTGCAACTCGCCATCATCAAGGTCGCAATGACCAGGCCTGGTAACTTCAACATATTCAATTATCCTTTCTTCAATAGCCTGAATTTTAGGTTGGTCTTGCAGTTTTTGTTCCCAATAGGCTTGGGATATTTCTGCGTTCTCTTGGTTAATACGGTTCGTTTCTTCAATTGCTCTGGCCACCGCTTGTTGTTTTGCTTGTAAACAATTGTTTTCCGCTTTGTTGAATCCATTGTCATAACCTTCAGATTTACCGTAAAAGTAAGTACCTGTTGGAATGGCGATCATTAGTCCGGCGATAATCGCCATGGCTAATGGGTTTTTGGTAATGAGTTGAAACAATAGGGTCATGGTTTTAGTACCTCGATGATGGCTTTTATTTTTTCCAGATCCTCACGGTTGGCACCGGTCATGTAGATGATGATCGGAATAATCAGGAACAGATAAAGCACGGCACTGAAACCAACGATGGGGAAGTCACTAATTTTCCAGCCGGAATAGGCGACAATCACAGCTAGGGCATAGATGGCCCCAATGATCAGGCAGGTAATAGCGATACCGCGGCGGTACTTCCAATAGGTTTGTGGGAGCTGGTTAAAGATGGGGGCTTTCTCTTCCATGTCGACTACTCGAAAATACTGTTTTTGAATTTGTCGACATCAAAATTAGGGCAGGTTTTGCCATTGACGGTACTGCACTGGTAGTGGCCGATAATGTTTTCCGGATCAATGCCGAATTTATCCATCAGCTCTTTAATTAATAACTGCAGGGCTGCAAACTGGTAGGTGGAAAAGTCTTTTACACCGATTAAACAAATACCAATGTGCGTTTTGTTGTAAGGGTTACCAGCGTGAGCGCCACTTTTATTGAGAGGCCGTCCGGTTTGAATTTGTCCATCGATGGCGCGTAAATAGGGAATTTTGGTACTGGCTTGGCCGTTTGTAATGACAAAGTGATAACCTACACCAGACCATTTACGTTGTTTATGCCAGTCATCGATTACCATAGCGTCACCGAATTCAGAGTCGGAACAGTGAATGACAATGCCTTTCCATTTTTTCATGTTGCCCCCTAATCACATAACCGTGTAGTGTCGTAGCCTTTATGCCAACTACCTTCAAAGCAGTGCATTAACTCGTGTGTTAAACAAAGCGGATAATTTGATTTAAGTATTTGCACTTTACATACACCCTTAATCGTTTTTGCTGTGCCTAATACACGTGGCGGTAGCGTATCAACTAAGTCAATCACGGCCACCACTCTGTCTTTATTCGGCTTGTGCGTTTCGGTACACCCAGCCAAACTAAACAGCACCAACCACATGAGAAGGGATATTAAAGCAACACTAAGCCACTTCATCGCTTGCCTTAAAAGCTGGGTTTACGCTCATAAACTCTTGCCAGTGAGGAAGTGATAACACAAACACCTCTGCACCTGTTAATGGCTGTTCAAAATCTGCACGTTTGCCTAATACCGTTAGCCCATTCTCTAATGCAAAGGCTTTCAGTGTATCGATATCTTCAATATCAAGCGTTAGTCGAAATGAGAAGTAACTACCATCATTAGACATCCTAGGTTGTCGAATAGGATTCGCTTCACAGTAACTCGCTACTGAGTGATAAGACGTTCTTAGCGTTTCATCAAGCGGCAAACCTTCTGCATCTTCACCTAGATAAAATTCTTCTGTCATCATTGGCACTTGTAATAAAGCGGCAGGGGCGATTACTGCCATAGTGTCATGTTCTAGAATCATTTGTATAGCTCCAAAGTTCCTGCGTTATCAGTTAGCGTTAAGCCGTTTTCAGATAAAAACTGTGCTTGTGCATCGGCTAAACTATCTGCTTTAACGTCAATCGTCACAGGGTTTGTAGGTAAGCCAAAGGCATCTTGTTCGACTAATGCACATTGATAGCCTGTTGATAGCTGACTAGCGTTGGTTGATGTAGTTGAAGTCCAGTTGACTAGTGGTGTTAAGCCTGAGTTTGCTAGGGGGTAGAAATTTATCAACTCTACTTCTCCAACAAAACCATTAACCGCCTGCACCCTTATAACGGTGTTTGACTGGGCTGCTATCTTGACTCGATAAACGCCATTACTTGTATAAACTCCTGAATCAGCATTTACATCACCAAGCGATAGTTGAATTCGCACACTGCCCGAAACATAGTTTGATATTTTGATTTCAACAAAAACATCGTCTACGCCAGTGTTTACACAATCAGCTTGTACGTATGCGTACCCAGTTGTCGAATTAGAAGTAAAATTCTCACCATCTACAATCCAAGTTGCATCACTAGGCGTAAACGCACTTGTAACCAAATTCCCGGGAATCGGCAAAGCATGATTACGATAGTAAGGGCCTTTATCAGTTAGCGGATACCAGAAGCCATTGCCTGCTTGCATACTGTCGATTGTTGCTTGGTCTAGTATGTCAGATTTAAGCACACCGTTATCCCAATAGAGTGTTTGCTCTGGGTTGTTGTAGTGTGCTTGTCTTTCTGCTGGTGTTAGGGCTTTGGGGATGAAGTATTGTGCTTGTAAAGAGCCTTGTATGTAGTTAGCAGGAGAATTTGTATCACTTCTTGCGCCAATAAAGAAACGTATAGTGTTTTGCGTTGGCACTGATGCAGTGAAACTATCGGTTACATTAAGATTTGATAACTCAATAGATACAAGTCCACTAGATGATTGGTAAGTAACTGCAAAATGAATATCAGTAACACCCGTATAATCAGTAGTTACTTGTTTATAAGTATTACCAACTCCTACTAAGAATTTATTTTGGTAGATTTCAAAATGCAGTCTTACATTAGGTGCGGCATATAGTCCATAAGTCTTACCTTCTACATAAGGAATATTACCGAAGTAAGTAAAATCCTGCGTCAAATCAGGCACAAACCCAGTATCAATATAGCTATCCTGCCCATTGAAGTAAGCCCCCTGCCCTGTGGGCATTACTACATTATCGCCTTCACCCTCATTAACCAAGTAGCGTGTGCCGTCTGCAGCCGTGGCGACTCGACCTAGAAATTGGTGGAGGAAGCGTTTTAATTTGCTTGCCCCCATGCCGAAGTTAAAAAGCATTACTCCATAACCTCGATGGTGTAAGGTCCGCCGACAAAATGGAAATTAGAGTGGTTTTTGCAGCCTGTTGGCGTGCCGGCTGGAATATAGGTTTCAATGGTGCCACCATTGGTTTTGTATTTAATGTCGACTGAACAACGAAAAGCAAAGTAATTCGATAATTCAGGTGTATGACCATCTACAGATTGTGGACTTACGGCTGGATCACTGCTTGGTCTGAATATCTGGGCCACATTTCCGCTTGAATCTTTTTGCATATCTTTAGGCATGGTGATCTCCTATTTCTTGTGTGGATGTTTGGTTTCTAGCACTTTTACTCTGACTTTAAGGTCAGTGACATCGGTTTTAAGGATGATCAAGTCATCTATTTTTTCGGCCATGGAGATCATTCGTTCTTCGACTCTGGCTAACTGTTCTTGATATTTAAGGGTATTGAGAGCCATCCAGAGAATGGCCGCAGTAATGAGACTGACTAAAATGGTCTGGACATGGCGTTCCAGGTTGCTTTTTTCGGGTGGTTTTAAGGTTGGATCTGGCACAATAATCACTCTTTGAATCAAATTTGATAATTTAATTCTAAGTCATTGATAACTAAGGGCAATTAACCAAGTTTTTAAGGTGCTTATTTAAAAGTATAGGAAAGGTTTTTTAGGTGAGTAAACACTATTCCATAAAATCTAACCGCATAAAACATGCTGGCAGCACGCCACGGCTCAATACCTAGTTCTTGCAGGCAGTGTTTAAATATGAGGTCGGCTTTTTTTCTTTGGATGCCGCATTCTAAGTAGTAGTCATGTACTAAAGCGGCTTTTATGTAGTTTCCTATTCTGGGAAACAGAGCAGGGGTGATCACGCCCAATAGCCCTATGGCGTATACAAAAGGGTTGGTGAAGTGGGCGATTAATAGACAGGCAAGGCCCACAATGGCAAACCATCTTGAAACAGTGGCACCGTCTGACACAAAACCAGCCGGCACGGTGTGACCGGCACATGTGATAGGGGCTTTGAGTTGGTATAAGGTTGGTTGCCACCAGTATTTTGGTAGCAGCACTTCGACAAATACGCCTGATTTAGTTAGTGAAGAAGCCATTGCGTTTACGCCCGAACCATAATGCAAATGGTAAGAATGTTTGGTTGGTCAGTTGTAACTTTTGGCCGTTGCTGAATTTAATCGTAGTGGTTTCCGCATCGGCTTCAGATTGAGTGATTAGCTCTTTGCTTACCGCTTCTTTCAAGCCGTCAAAAAAGGCTTTAACGGCAACCACACCGTTCTGGTCTTGTTCGGTAAATGGCACCGTTACACCCGTGTCGGCATAAACTTCACCCGCTATTTTTGCCCGGCTAATCATCTCTTCATCTGAAGGCGGAGGCAGGTCAACCCAAACAGGGCGGCCATTACCATCTGCTCCAAGTTGCTTTCCATCAGGCGCTTGCTTATTCCAGTAAGTTGATTTCTCAACATCTGATAATTCAGTCGCATCTTCAGGCCAAGTGCCGGAAGATTCATAGCTTGATCTTAAGCTTAAGAGATAGAAACCGTTAGTTGTTTTGCTGTAATAGATTTTCATGTTTATCACCACTTATTTAATAACCGACTGCAAGCCATCTTGTTCCACTCATTGAAACCGAGAATGTGTTGTAACCTCGCACATAAAATTGGCTGGTGCTAACTGCATCGACCGCACAAGAAACGGAGTCAGCTCCAGAACCTGAAGCGTTGGCTTCAGGGGTGGCCACAACACTAAACACGCTATTTGGAAAGGTTAAAGGGTAGTTGATATAAGTTCCTCCATTATCAGCATAACCACCTAAACCCCATTGAAAAATAATGCCGCCAAGCCAGCTTGGTAAAATGACATAACCTGTTTGTGCCAGTTGAACAGAAAAACCCCAGCGCAATTTTTTAGGGGTGATAGCCACGCTGTCATCCGCACCGGCATCCGTTTGTGTTTGCGTTGCAATCTTTAAGGCCCCGAATACAGTTTCTGTGGCCTGTTTTAACCAAGAATTTAATTTCTTAGGCGTGACGAACCTGATGTCGTCGGTTCCTGTATCGGTTTCTGTTTGAGTGGCGATTTCTGCCACTCCTTTTACGGTTTCACTGGCGTTTGGGTTGGTGAAATTGGTATCTCCAAACGTCAGGGTGTTGGCGTCTATATTACTGAATAGGATATCCACATCGATCATGAGTGTGGATTCTTCTGTTTTTTCGATAAAGACACCATTCACATCACTGTAAACCGCAAACAGGGTTCCATTTTCTGTGATTAAACCAATTTCTGAAACCGAGTAGGTATCTATGCTTTCGTCTCTCAGATTTACGCTGATGGCGTTGTCTGATACGACGGTTCCTGAAATAGTGGCGACTTGCTTAATCTGGTTAACCAGTGCAGTTTGAGTTTTATTGGCAGTGTAGGTTCCAGCACCTAAAGCGATATGTGAAATTGTTACCGGATCTGTTCCGGTATTGGTTGCGTTAGTCAGTTCCGCTAAACCTACGTCTGTGACAATAAATTGAATACTCACGATTTGTTCTCCTGTTAAGGTTCAATGGCTAATGCATCTAATCTGATGTAGTGGCACATTCTGGCCACCGCGGTTAAACCCACGCCACCGGTAAAGCGCCAAATCAATTGTGTGTGCGGCAAGCGGTGAGCTTCTATCTGTTGAAAGATGGCTAACAGATCTTGGGTTGTGTTTAATTCAAGATAGATATAGTTGGGATTTGACGGTTGATCAAATACGCTGCCTGATATGCCGTTGTCATCCAGAATGGATTGAAAATCTGCCAGTTTCCATCCTAGGTTATTGGTGTTGATCTCAAAGACGATATTGAGCTCTGTTTCATCATGCACGGTTTTGAGTTCTTGGCCTATGCCATCAAGTACCCGTTTTAACTCACAATCCAAGTCTTGATGATTCCAATATTGACCAGGCGGCAGTAGCTTCTGTAGTGCTTTGGAAAAATCATCTTTGCTTAGGTCCATGAGATGACACCTAATGTAAAGATTTCATTATCTGCCAGGGTTTGCACTGCACTTGGTGCGGTTAAACCAAAGCTACTGGTCACCGGTGTAATGGCCAACATGATTTCTGACGGCGTTAAGTCTTCACGGCTGCCCATTTTGCTTTTGAACAGTTCTTGCAAGGCGATATCCACCGCGCTTTGAATGGCTGGGTCAGTAATGCCGGTTAAGGTAATATCAATAGGTTTAGCGGTTGGTATTAATGCTGAAACATGACAACCGGCAATGCGGTTTTGGTCTAAATAGTCTTGCACGGTTTGGCGTGTGCCTTCGTCAATGATTGGGTCATTGGCAGTGGTGCCAACATAGACTTTTACTAGCCCAACTTCTGGGTCATTATCCAGCACCCAGGCAAAATCAATATCAGGGTGCGCGGCTTTAGACCACAACACGTAGTCTTCAACCGTACCCACCGCTTGGCGCTGCGTGAAAGCGGCAATGATGCGTTCACGCCAGTGCTCAAGGTCTTCAATGTCTGACCCTCCAGTTAAACCATCGCTGGTGATGCTGTCCGGATTCAAACCCGCCACTGCTGTAACCAGGTATAGTTCTGTTGCTGCGGCTAGGTTTTGCGCTTCACCTAGATCAAGCGATTCAACCGGCACGGCTTGGTCTGAATTTGTAGTGGTTGTGACTTTAAAGAGTTTGTCATCTTCGGTTTTGATGATGACGCCTTCAGAAATGGAAACCACGCCTTCTGTGTTGGTGAAAGTAACGGTTCCAGATGAAACTGTTCCGGATACTCGGTCGACGTCAAGACGGACGGACCAAACATAGAGCCAGGATTCTTCTGCGGTTTCTGGATTTAGTTGTTTGAATAGATAGTCCTGATAGGCATATTGACCGAATACAGCACCGGCAATAGCCGCGACCAATGCATCAATAGCCGGGTTGTCCTGACCTGTATGGGCAACCATGGACGCTTTGGCTCTTTGAATTAGGGTTTCTAAACTTGGCTTATTCATAAAGTTATCTCGTAGTTTGTGCGGTTGCTTAAGGTGATGTTGATCAAGCGGATCAATCGTTCGTTGTCATAGAACGTTTTTACTTGAATGTCTGTGGCTGTGTTTTGCGTTATCATCCAGGACAGTGCTTGTTCTGTATGGTGTTTTGCACGGTTCAAAGTTTCTGATGTCTGTTTGGATCTAGTCAGGGTCCAATCACGGCAGCCAACACCGGATAGAAACTCATTCGCCCACCAGCCTTGTTTGCTTTGGTCTTTTTCAAGAGGGTCATTTTGTTGTGCCTTTGACCAATTAAGCAGACTTTGAAGGACCGCATGTTTTAAACCTTCTTCACTGCTTAAGCTGCTGGTAATAGCTGTTAGTCTGAATTCGCTCATTATTGCGGCGTTCCTGTTGTTGTCTGCTGATCATTCTCGGCGTGTACGTGTTGATCAAACTCTATGCCGTCAATACTGATACCACCGGCATTGGTGGTTTTTCCGTTTAGGGTTGATTCACCGTTGATAGTGGTAGCACCATTTACCGTAGTGTCACCATTGATAGTTGTGGTGGCCGTAATCGTGGTGTTTGGCGCTTCAATTTCAACTTTTGCAGGGCTTTTAAGTTTGATTCCTGAATCGTTTAGATGAATTAGGTTGCCTCTATGGTCTAATACGGCCACATCACCAGGCTGCAATTCGATCTCATATCGTTCATCTTCAATACATACGGCCACGCCTCGAGAGGTATCACCACCGATAAACATTAGATAGCCTTTTGCACCAGGAAGTGGTCGGCTCATAAAACCATAGTTGTGGATCCGTTTAATACGATCGTTAATCACGCCAGTGGCTAACTTGAACTGTACAAACTTGGTTTGAACTCGAGTGGCTATGCCGGTACCGAACATCAATTTCAGGCGATTGAGAATGGCTTCCATCATGACAGCGGTTCCTCTGCGAATGGTCGCATCAGTTCAATGCCGGTTGAATGTTCACTTCCATTGACATTGATGTTGATGCTTTTAATCAATAGGTTTTCATTGATGTTTTCTTGTTTAGAGACAAACTGCACGGTTTTGTTCAAGGCATTGATATTCATAACCGACTGCAAGCCTGGTACTGACCCAGTGACTATCAGGTTTTGTGCAATCGCCAGATCGTTTTCGTATTTAGCTCTTGCTTGGCAGCTCTCTTGATTTTGAAGTTTGTCAGAGATAATGACTTTCTTTCTGTATTCACTCACAGAATCATTGATTACCGTAGCCTGTGAGTTATCCCAAGCACCTTGAATTTCATAGCGATTAAATAGCTTTGACCAGTTGTATTGAATGGTGGTGTCTTTAAGATTTACACCTTGTTCCAATCTTAGGTTTTTAGCCCTGAACTGGCCTGGCTTTTCAATACGAATAACACCGTTGTATTCATAAAGCATAAGGCCTTGTTGTTTTGCGATCTGCGATAAGTTCTGGAAGGGGGATTCCGCATTGATCTGGAATTCAGGTATCAATGGAAGTGAAGTTTGGACGTTATTTTTAACTTCCAAACCAAACTGTTTAACCATGTTGGCCAACAGGGTGTCGAACTTCTGGTTATATAAAGCATCGGTTTTAATTCTACTATCAATCAGGTGTGCAGAAATTGAACGCCCTGAAAGGGTTTGCGTTCTGGAAATGGATCCAGTCGAGATTGAACAAGCGTCAATTTGGCCGACAAAAATCAAGGCGTCATCCAGATAGAAACTGACTGGTAACGGTCCGGTAATTTCAAGCGGTGTAATGGTGCATGTAAAACTGTGGGCCAATTGTTCAATACTAAATGACAAGTTGGCTGTAATGATTGGCACCATTTTGTTATTGATTAATAGTTTCAACTCAGTCATTGAGCACCTTCACTTTGCCCGAGACAAAAAGAGGGTGGGCGTAACTGTTCAAACTGGTTAACTCTTCTGTGCTGCACTCGTTTTGATGTGCAATATACAGATCCGGAGCGGGTGAGAATATCTCTACTTCAATCAGGTTTTGTTTGATGCTGTTAATTTGTGCCTGATATCGACTTAAGGCTGCCAACAGATCATCAACTGAAAACACAAGTTCATAACTTTCATGTGTGGCTTCGGCGGTGGCTTCTTTTTTACGATCGTTTAACCGTGTCACAAGATTGTTCAGTTCCTGTTCAGAGTAGTTAAGGTTGGCAGGAATACTAGCCTGATTTGATAATTCCTGAATAACTGAGCTGGTATCAATCGACGCGATCGTCGTAATCAGTTTTAAGTGTTCGTTGGTCGATTCCTGTTCTGATTTTTCCAATTGTTCATTAGCAAAGTGTGCACTGTTTAAGTTGATATAGCTTGAACTTTGGTCTGAGCTGTTGACGGTCGACGTCAGAGAAATCATTGTATTGTTCAGTTGGCCTGCCACGCTAGATGGTGAGTTAGCCAGTGATGACAACGCGCTTTCTGTTGCTGATATCTCTTTGATCAAACCAGTGACATCATTACCTGGTTTGTTCATCTGGCTGCTGATCATTTTTATTTTATTGATCACGCCGGTGATTTCTTGTTTTAAAGAATCAATCTGACTTGGAGAAGCTTTCTCGACTTTAGTGATAAATTTATCCGTTGAAGCGGTGACCACTGGTGCGGTTAATGAACTGATGTTATGAGTTGTTCTTTCTGGAACAACCGTTAAATCACCTTGCTTGATGAACTTAAGGGATACCGAGACCAAGCCTTTTTTGGTGCTAACATGCTCAATGCTTGAACTTTCGTAAACGAGCTGCAGTTCTCCAAGGTAAGGGTGCTCCAGTGTGCCTGCTGGTTCATCGTCAAGTTTCTTTCTGAATGCCTGTGCATCGGCTATATAGTTAGCACCCACAAACACTGCACTGAATTGATAGCCTACCGCTTTACCTCCCATCACCCAGATGTGAGGATCGTCTTTGTATGGCAACTCCGGAACATACAACCGCTTGCCGTGTTCTTCGTTTGTTTTCAGCAAGTGAAACGCTAAACCATTCCAACTTGCTTTGTCGAATTGCTTATCCCACATAAGCGCCTCTCAAACTTTTTCGCTGGATCTTGGCCTCACACTCGCGTCCGCTCACCTCCTCCTCCGCACTAAAAGTGTGTGAAATTAATGCGAAATGAGAAAACGAATGGTTTAGACAAGACAAGTCACTCTGCATCGCCTGATTCTCCGTGATCATCAAACAATAAATTGCCCTGACGAGGGTCTTTTAATAATTCGGGTTGTTTCTCTGGATCGGGTGGTTCCGAACCTTCTGCTGGTGTTCTTGTGTAATGATCAAAAGACAAACTGAAACGCATTGTTGTTGAACAGTTAAGGTTTTGACATTGAACATAAAGATAACGGGTTTGATCACCCATTTGTTCAGATGCGGCAATCCGTGCTTTTGATAAACATTTTGGGCAGCGCACAAGCATAAGAGCAATTCCTCAATATTAAATTGATTTTTTCGGAATCTCTCATACCTTCGGCTAGGTGAAATTTTAAGGCTAAAAATTCACGGTATGGGGGTTCGATTAAAAGTGTAATCTTTAGCTTGGATTATATCATAACTATATGAAATATATAAATAAACTAACTATTTTAAATAGTGTAATTATTATGTAATTTCTTAGTAACTGAAAGGTAATCGGATTACACATAGAAAGTGTAATTTTTTCTGTTTTTAACACCTTTGTTTTTCCTTAAAAATCAACATGTTATAAAAAAGTGTAATTTTTAGTTACACTAAATTACACTTTTTTGTAATTTTAAAACCTTTATAAATCAATTGTTTAGGTTTGGTTTTGTGAATAATTACACTTTTAAGCCATTCTCGCACCCCAAAAGGTTGAAAGCCTATTCCACCGGATCCAGTTCTTCATACTTTTTAAGGCGAATAACCTCGAAACCAGCCCAGTCATTAATTGCTGAAAGGCGCTGAAATACTGGGATTACTTCATTTTTATAGAAGGTGCGGTCCACTTTGTTTAAGTCACTCGAAGCGGTAAAGCCTTCCCGCACGATAGACATTAGATCCAGTGGTATGCGGTGGGCGGCTAAAATGTCGCCAGTTGATACATTTTTAATGTTGGAAAATTCATCTTTGGCGTTGATCTGGCCCACTGGAATCAGCTCTGGTTTCTCACCGTCTTTGCCCTTGCCGTTGATAAACAGATTTTTGAAGTTTCCCAAGCCTTTGGCGCTGTTCAATTTGGTTTTGATTTCGTCTTCCTGATCTTCGGTCAGGTTTGGGTTATTCATGTAAAGCAAGAAACCAGAATGAGCCCCGTTTTTATAGTATTTACGTCTAAATAAAGTGGCATCTTCATTCAACCAAACCGAAGAGAGCGCCCCAAAATACTGTGGAATTCCGTAAATCTCCTGGCTTGGGTCATACTCCATCGAGTGAAAGACGGATCCTTCTTTATAATCGATGGTTTGGGAATAGGTTCTGTATGAATAGCAATCTTCTTTTTCGCGTCGACGGATATACATGGCAGGGGTATGTTTGAATTTAACAATTTGGCCAAGGCGATTTTTAATCGCTACAAGATATCCGTTACCAAATACGCCATCTTCGAGTAAGAAACGGTTAAACATTTCACGTGATAAGCGTTTATCCAAATCAATATAAGCACTGACAATATTACGTTTAGCAAAGATCGCTGACGAATGCATCGCATTGGCGCGCATCGATTGATTCAATCCTCTCAATGAAACCGGCGGCTCGTAATAGCCATCAATCAAAGCGCTTTCCATATAGTCCATAAATGAACCACCTTGTAAAACGGGAACTGGTTCTCCAAATTCAATCAACATGAGTTATCC